ACTTTAGATCAAGCTGTTAGATTAGGTTTTGTAGCTCCATATAAAATTACAGTAGTAACTGTACCTTTAAATGATAAGGATAAAGATGTAACAGGAGGTACAAAGAAAGTACCTTTTATGACAACTGAGAAAGCTACTTCAGATTATATGAATAGAACTATTCAAGGAGCAATGTTTGACAAATCTCCTTCAGGAAAAGCAAGACTTAAATTTGCTATCCTTAGAAGAATGCAGTTTATCTATAAATTGAAGAGTAAAACCAAAGTGATTAAATTCCTTTTAGAGAATGTAATTCCTCAAGATGATAGAACTTTGATTTTTTGTGGAAGTATAGCTCAAGCTGAAGATGTTTGTCCTTATAAATATCACTCTAAATCAGGAGATAAAGATTATAATGCTTTTAAAGCAGAAGAAATCAATAGACTCTCTTGTGTTAAAGCTATTAATGAGGGTCACAATTTTCCCGGAGTAGATAGTGGCATTATAGGACAGCTTAATTCTAAAGAGAAAGATTTAGTTCAGAGAATTGGAAGATTAATTAGATATAGACCGGGGCATGAAGCTCATATTTATATTGTAGTTTCAGAAGGTACTCAGGATGAAAAATGGTTAGAGAGTGCTTTGACTAATTTAGATGCTTCTAAAATAGAATATATCAGATCTGTTCAATTAATTAATAATTATTCTAAAGCAAGTTAGATGAAAATAAATCCACAAATACCTGCAATATTAAAAGAGTTTAATATTCCAGAAAATGATGCAATAGCATATTTGTTGTCTATATATTTTAATTGTAGACCTTCTTATACTCCTCCTCTTTTAGTTCAAAAATTAAATGTTACTAATATTCTTGGTATAAATTCCTTAAAGGAGATACAATGGAATATCCCATTATTTGAAGTAGATTCTGTTTCAAAGGATAAATGGGACTGGGTAAAAGATTGGAATGACCAATTTGGATACATTAATCCTAAAAGAAAGGGGAGTCTTAAGACTTGTGTTATTAGAATGAAAGCATTTTTTGCTGAAAATCCCGATGTGAGAAAGGAAGAAGTGCTTGGAGCTACATTATTGTATTTTAAATCTGTTACTAATAGAGAATATTTGACCAGTTCCCATTATTTTATTTCAAAGGGAGTAGGGAAAGATAGAAATTCTGTATTAGAAAGATGGGTAGAACAGTATCAAGAAGAGCTTTCTAAAGTACCAACCTCAACTTCAGATATAACCAGTAAAATGCAATAAGATGAATTTAATACAAGTTTTTAAATCAGGACAGAAAGGTGCAAATAAAGGTCTTCCAATGGGAGAAGGATTAAAAGCTGTTAGTTTAGCTATTAATGGAGTTCAAAGAGGAAGAATTTACACTGTAGGTGCTGCTCCGAAAGGAGGAAAAAGTACTTTAGTAGATGTAGGTTTTGTTATAGAACCTTGTATTTATGTCTTAGAAAACAACATCAAAGTTAATTATGCTTTGAATCAAATTAAGGAGAAATTACTAATAACTGTTGATAGTGGAGAAAGGCTTTCTTTAAATCAACAGTTTGAAGTAATACAAACTAAATTGATTGATTTAGAGATTATTTATAACTCTTATGAAATTGATAGAGTGAGTAAAGAATTTGATTTTATTACACATTTCTTGAATAGAGATTATGGAATAATTAACATAAATTTACCTGCTGGAAGATTGTATAAAGGACAAAATTTTGTACCTTTATCTTCCGCTTATTTAAGGGGAGAGTTGGTTTTTGATACCATAACTCCTGATGAGGAAGTCGAGATTATAAAAGTTCCTGATGACCTTTTCAAAAAAATACAAACAGTTTATGCTGAAAGGATTATCCCACTTGTAGGGGAATATGACACTTTAGGCAAAAAAGTTCAAAAAGGAATCATACAATTCCTTGAGAACAAAGATAACCCAACAGGGGTTAGAAATTATCTCTTAGATTATGCTAATAAAAATGGTACATTTTTGTATAAAACAAGTGTTAAGAATGGCAAAAGTTATGAAAGAATGATAGGATATAAACCTACCAATCCTAATAAATATGTTGTTGTTATTACTGACCATTTAAGGAAGTTATTACCTGAGAGAGGGTTTCAAATGAAGCAAACAATAGATAAATTCTCTGAGTATGCAGTAGAATTTAGAAACACTTGCAATTTTAGTTTTGTTCATATTATCCACCTTAATAGAGCAATGTCTAGTATTGAAAGGAGGTCTTATGATGATGATAGAATATTTCCAACATCTGATGATATTAAAGAAACAGGTAATTTGAGTGAAGACAGTAACTACATTTTTACTATGTTAAATCCAAATGATGATAAGTTTAATCTTAAAAAGCATTTTGGTACTATAATAAGAAAACCAGATAACAGTCTAATCTATCCTCTTATGAGAACAATTCATCTTGTTGAATCAAGGCATTGTGTTTGTCCTCAACACTTTAGAGTCAACATGCATGGAGATGTAAAGAAATTTAGTCCTTTAACAATTTAAAAAAGACAGAATGGCAAAAATTCTAATTTTAGCTTCAAGTGGTTTTGGAAAAACTACTAGTGTAGGAGCTATACCTGAACTAAATATAAAAGGTCTTGATCCTAAGACTTCTTATATTATTTCAGTAACATCTAAACCTCTGCCTTTTAAAGGTAGTGCTACGATGTTTCCAGTTACCACCTTAGATAAAATGGGTGAAGGAAGAAGAGTTATTTGTAAAAATGCTCAAGAAGTAGAACAGGCTTTGGTGAATTTATCAACAAGTCCTTTCAAGAACATTGTATGGGATGATGCTAACTATGTAATGCAAGATTGGTACATGGCAAATGCACTATCTAAAGGCTGGGATGCCCCTAAACAAATAGGCTTCTTTATGGGTAAGATTTTTCAATGTATAGAAGATTTTGATAAGACAGGCAAGAATATTTTTGTGTTAGCACATGGAGAAGCTGTTGCTGGAACTGATGGAAGAACTTACATTAAAATGAAGACTACAGGTAAAATGGTAGCATGAAATCTGCCATTATCTATCTAATTGCTGGAATACCCTAAAGCTCTATAAACTACAAAGTAACTTGAAAAGGTAAGCTTGAATGTTTGAAAATTATAGAGATGTTTAATGGGCAATCAGCAGCCAAGATCCTAAATGAAAATATGGATAAGGTTCACAGACTATCCTCTGTTGTGGAGGAGTACATTTAAAAGTAATTATTTTAAGTGGAAATGGTAGATATTTTTGATATTGCCAGTTGTTTTCAATATCTTTGTGATATGAAAAGAGCAATTAAAATTTATATTTTAAAAGATCCTAAAACTCAGGAAATTAGATATGTAGGTAAAACAATTAAAAGTTTAAAACATAGACTATCTCTTCATATTAGCTCTTCAATTAGGAATAAAAGAAAAACTTATAAAGAAGCTTGGATTACTGGTCTTTACTTAAAAAAATTAAAACCTATAATAGAATTGATAGAAGTAGTATCAGAAGAAAATTGGCAAGAGAAGGAAATCTATTGGATTTCTCAATATACTAATCTTACTAATACTGCTCTTGGAGGTCAAGGAGGTACTGGAATTATTTATACAGAAGCAGAAAGATTAAAGAAATCAATTATGATGAAGAAACTTATTTCAGAAGGAAAAATAGATTATAAAGCAAGAGCTTTAAAAATATCTATTTCTCATAGAGGAAAAGTTTTATCTGAAATAACAAAAGAAAAACTTAGACAATGTAATCTAGGAAAGACTCAAACTTGGGAACAAAAACTTAAAACTTCAAAAGGAGGTGTATTAAGAATTGATTTACAAGGAAATATAATTGAATTTTTAACTTTACAACATGCTGTAGATAATACTCAAGGTGCATCAAAAAGTAATATTTCTTCTGCTTGTAATGGTAGATTAAAGACCTATTTAAAATATAAATGGCAATACAAAAATAAAGATATAGTCGATTCCTAATTGAAAGATTAGGGAATATTGTGAAAAGAGTAATTACTTTTCTATATAGCAATATTCAATTCAAAGAGATGAATATGTAACTCCGGAAGGTAAGTTTGATTTAGTACTTTTAGGTATTAGTAGATATGATTCTACTGAAAAGAAAGTACTTAAAGAATATCTTACCAATGAGAATGAGATATATTCTTCTGCTAAAAGTCCTATAGGAATGTTTGATAAACTACTTATTCCTAATGATTTAGGTTATATAGTAGATAAATTAACTGAATACTACCAATAATGTGTTTCAGTAAAAGTACCCTTATGTTTGTTGTGGTGCTTATTTTCCTGTTTATGATGTGGATTATCTATGTATATAGAATAGTTACACCAAGAAAAGCTAAGCTTAATCAGGAAACACCAGAACAAATTCTTGCAAGGCAAGAAAAGGAAGAACAACAAAGATTACTCCAACAAGAGTGGGAGGATCAAAAGGATGGTTATAATCAATAGACAAAAAAAGAGAAAATTATGTCAACAGAAAATGCTCCTCAAATGAGGATAACAATTAGTGAAGTATTATCTTTGCTAGACCAAGGAAAAAGTCGTAAAGAAATAGCTGAGCACTTTGGACAAACTCAAACTGCAATGAAAAGAATGGTTTGGTCCAATCCTAAATTGAAAGCTAAAAAAGCCAAAAAACAATATGAAGACTTGATTGTCTTAGAAGATGATACTGTAGTTGCAGATGCTCCGGCTCCTGTTGCTGAGGTAGAAGCTCCTATAGCTGACATTGAAGCTGAAGATGAGCCAGTAGCTCAAGGCATTGATGCAGATGCTCCGGATTGGAACTAATAATTAATTTTTAAAAAATACATTAAATTATGTCAGGATTATTAGGATATGGTTACATATCAGATTCAGATGAATCATTAAAAAGTAAAACAGGAGGTAAATTTGGATTAAATGTTGGAAACTGTTTCCTTTCCAAATTTGCATATAATTCAAATGTAGCTAAAGAAGGACAAGAGCCAAGAGAAGCTATTGAGTTGACTGTTACTATTGGAGACAGAGAATATAGAGAATGGATTAATCCAGTTGACAGAGTTGTCAATAAAGACAATGTTGAAATTGTTGATAAAACTTCAAAAGAATATGAAGATGGATTTAATGCTTTGATGATACAACAAAATGCTGTTGTAACTCACTATTTAAAAGCTGTAGGAGTAACTGATGATGGATTAAAAGCAGCTTTAGCTGTACCTCCAACTTCATTCGCTGACTATGCTACTAAACTTGTTTCTACTTTACCTATAGGTTTTGATAAAAGACCTGTAGATGTATTCTTAGAATATCAGTGGAATTTTGGTAAAAAAGCAGATGGTAGTTTCCATACAGAAACTTATCCTACTTTACCAAAGAATATGAAAGGTGGTTACTTCATTGTACCAGCTCAACCGGGAATCTGGAAAGAGTTGAGAACTGAAGATGGTGGACTTGTCTATGTAAACTCTAATGATGCTCATCATCCTATTGCTAAGGATGCTAACTTTATGAAAGGAAACAAAGGTACTAAACAAGTTGCAGGTCAAATGCCGGGAGCTTCTGCTTCATCAGGTGTAATGACTCCGGGAAATGGAGCAGCAGCCACTACTCAGTGGTAAAATAATCTTTTAAAATTAAGTTATTACCTCTTTTATTTATGGAAACATATCAATATTCATCAGATAGTATAAATAGGAGAGGTTTTATTAGTAAGGAAAGCATACTATCTTTAGTTTCACAGGAAGACATCTTTAAACTTGTGTTTAATTATACTCCTGTAGAATTTGAATATGTGACTTCTCCAATGAGAAAAGATGAAACTCCGCAATGTTGGTTTTCATATCATCTTAATGGAGTACTTTATTTTATTGATTTTGCAAGTACTAACAGAACCCATAGTGACTGTTTTAATGTAGTACAAGATTATTTCGGAATACCTAATTTTTATCTTACTTTAGAGTATGTGTACACTCATCTAATACAAGGGAAAGCAATAACAGCTCCCATTAGAGTACAACCTATTATAGTTAAAGAGGTAAAGAAGAAAGTCAAGATACTGGTTGAAGCAAGACCTTTTAATTTAATGGATAAAAACTTTTGGCAACCTTATGGAATCCAAAAGAAAGAACTAATACAGGATAAAGTATTTCCTTTTAGTAGATTTTATGCTTTAAATACAAAAAATGGTAATGTTACTGCTCAATGTTCAGACATAGCATATAGCTATAATGAGTTTAAAAATGGAAAGAAGAAACTCTATTTTCCTTTAAGAAAAGGAAGACATAGGTTTATTACTAATTGTGGAAAAGATGATATAGGTGGACTACACTCTCTTTCTCAATATAGTAAACAACTTATAATCACTAAATCTTACAAAGATTGGAGAGTTTTAAAAAATAAAGGTAAAAATGTAATTTGGTTTCAAAATGAAGGAATGTTTCCTGATAAGAAATTATTGTATAGTATTATAAAACAATATCCTCAAATCATTATCTTATTTGATAATGACCAAGCAGGAATCTATGCTTCTGGAAGACTCAAAGATTATATTAATACTTTTTATCCTAATAAAACTCAAAGTTTATGCTTACCTATATCATTATTAGATTATAATGTTAAAGATCCTTCAGATCTGAAAATATTTAATAATCAATTACTAAATCAATTTCTAAAAGACTTTACATAAATGAACTTAAATGTTATACACCACAGTTGGAAACCAATATTAAGGGAATTTAGTACTGATGCTTTCCTTATTTTTAAAAATAAAATCCTTAGAGAAAATAAATACTATCCTGAAGCTGATGAAGTTTTCAGGATTTTTTCTATGCCTTTTTATGATATTCGAGTTGTAATGATAGATAAGATAGCAAATTCCTCTCTATCAGAACAAGGCGTATTCATATTACCTTTCTCTTTAACAAGAGGAGTTGATATAGATCATGATATTTTCTGGAAGCCTTTTATTAAAAAAGTTGTATTCCTTATAGCCAAATATAATCAATGTATTTGGCTATTAGGATCAACAAAAGCACAAGCTTTTACAGCAAATATGCCTGTTAAAAGTATTTTCAATGTGCAAGGATATGATGATTCAACTATTCATTATATACCAAACAATAATTACAACTACATATTCAAAGGTAAATGCATAAATCTTGAATATGTAAACATCATTTTGTCCAAAAGAGGACAAAAAACAATTAATTGGTAAATTTAAATTTTAATAATAATTATTATGAGTACTCAAAATCAAAGAGAAATTACTATCTATGCCACAAGAGGTGGAAAAACTGAAAAAATCTTAACTGATGTAACTACTTGGGGAGCATTACGCCCTTTAGTAAGAAAAGCTGGTTATGATGTGGATGGATTACTTGCTGCAGAAAGCTTTACTAAACATGATTTAGTAAATGACTTAGCATTATTACCTGTTGAGAACTTCAGATTATTCTTAAGACCTAAACAAACTAAGTCAGGAGCTGAAATGAGCTACAAAGAACTTAGAGCATCTATCTCTGAATTTATTCAAAGAGATGGAGACAAGGCTAAGAATCATTTTAATAGTGGTAAAAATTACACTACTAAAGGAACTGAAGAATTAAGAAGTCTTTACAATGGTTACAAAGGTAATAAAGGAGCAAAAGCTTCTGCCCCTGTTAAAGAAGTTGTACAGAAAGTTAAAGAAGTTATTAAATCCGTAAAAGAATCTAAATCTTCAAATAAAGTTAATCCTTTAGTTGATATTCTTTCTACTTTAAGAAACTTACCTTATTCTGAAAATATTGATGAAGCTATTGAGCTTTTAGAAGCTGATTTAAATGGAGGTACTTCTAAAGCTATTAAAGCAGAAACAGAAGAAGAACTTCTTGCAAGAGAAGCAAGAGAATTGGGATATTAATCTCCAACACATATTTATTAATAAGGTCTTTCAGAAATGGAAGACCTTTTTATTTTCTTTTTTATGACAATAGACAATAAAGAACCTAAAAACAATAGGGAGAAAATCCTAGAGAATGCTTATTTATTAGGTTTTTCTACTAATAGGAAATGGTTTGAAAAGATTTTACATTTTGGATGGGGAACATCTGATGGAGTAGATTGTAGAGATACTCAAATTACTTTTTACAAAGAAAGTATGTTAAAGATGTTTGATATTTTTAAAGGACATTATAAAGACAATTTTGATGTTCAACTAGTAAAAAGTACTATTCTTTTTAAAGTGTTGTATCCTGAATTTATAATAAAAAATTCAGAAGGAAAACAAAGTTTGATTAGAGATTTATTAGTAATTCATACTTTCACTTATTCACCTACAAGTAAAAATATCTTTCCTAATAGAATACAAGGAATGAGACTTACAAGAACTTCAGAAGAAATTTACAGTGGTTATAATCATAGTCATTTAGGAAGTTCAAGTTATGATAATTATTGTTCTAGTCCTTTTAATATACGCAGTTTTTGTGTTGGAAATAGTACAGATATTTCATTATTAGAATCTGAATTTTTTGTGGAAATGGATTGGAACAGAGCAGAGTTATTTCTGTTTGTTGTTGATTCAATGGTAGAGTGGGAATCTCTTGAAGGAACTCCTTACATTAGAATGACTAAAATACAAGATCAAAACTATCAAATTTTAACAGGTTTTGATACATTAAGAGCTGATGAAATTAGTAAATGGATTATTGCCAGTAAAGAAGTAGTAGATGTAGATTTTTACTATGCAGAAGGAAAATATAGAATTAAGCCAAATAAAAAAGCTTCTGATTATATAAAAAGATTTGTATTAGAAAGATTTAATCCTTCTACACAAAGGAATATTTTATGTACTTATAACTATGCATTACAATCTTTTATAGGTATGGATGTAAAAAATGTAATAAAAGGAAGACCAGAAGTTCATTCCAATAGTCAAGGAATAAAACCTTATAATATTTTCAATGGAGTAAAAAGATATTGTAAAGCAATTGAAACATCTCCTGAAGAAAGAAAAGCAAAAAAGATCCCAATAGAGGATTATATTATTTATCCAAAATTTTTAAATTATGTCATTAGAGACCTCGAGCAAAAATTATACAAAAAAACAAGCACAAGAAGTGCTATTGCCCACTATAATTCCATTAATAATACCAAATAATGTATTACATGAGATTAAATATCTATGTAAAAACATTCCAAAAGTAGAGTGGTCAGGAATTTTATTTTATACTTTACAAGGTTCTATTACAAAACCTAAAAGTTTAAAGATTATTCTTAAAACTATTCTTCCTTTAGATATGGGTACTGCTGCTTTTACTTCCTATAACTTGGATGAAAGATTTATCAACTTCTTGGAAGAAGACTTTGATGTAAGAAGCCAATGGAAAGTAGGACATATTCATAGTCACAATGTAATGAGAGTATTTTTCTCAGGTACAGATATGGAAGAATTACATGACAATGCTCCGGGACATGATTTTTATGTTTCTTTGATTGTCAATAATTTTATGGATTTTACAGCTAAGATTGCTTTTACAGGAACTGCTAAACAATCAATTAAGAATGTGCCATTTATAGCTTTAGATGAGAAAGGTAAGCCTTACACTATCAAAACTTCAGATTATAAAGTAGATGATACTAAATTGTTCATTTATGATTGTGAAGTAAAGAGTTCTGCTGAAAAGATTAAGGTAATTGATTCCTTTGTAGCTCAAACTGTAGAGATAATGAAACCTAAATCTTTACCATCATATCAACAACCAAAAACTCTTGTAAAATACAATGAGCCAAAGAAGGAGGAAACTAAAAATCCTTTTGATTATCCTTGGTTTAGAAAAGACAAGATTAAAACTCCTGATGATAAAGAGATTAAACAGTGGAATAATTCTTTTGAAAAAAGTAAATTGGAATTTGAAGAAGATGATGAAGAGCGAGATGCAGATGAAGCTATCTTATATTT